ACCTCCGCTGATGGTGCCACCTCCCTCACCGGGTTCAGTCTCGGAGAAACTGGAGCAGATTTTGTCGCAGGGCCAGACATCGGGCCAGCCCTGAGAGACTTGGCCCTTGGTTGCGATGTTGAGAACGCGAAGCTGCGCGCTCTTCAGGACTGGGTTAAGGGGTGGGTGAACTAATGGACTGGACTAAGTATCCAAACTTTAAAGCAGATGAGTTTAACTGCAGCCACTGCGGTAAGAACGAGATGCAGCCTGAGTTCATGGCAAAACTCCAAGCCCTTCGCACGGCCTACGGAAAGCCCATGAGAATTACCTCGGGGTATCGCTGCAAGGATCACCCCATCGAAGCCAAGAAAGCCGCCCCCGGCGCACATGCCTCGGGCTGCGCCTGCGATATAGGGGTGGAAGGGGCTGATGCGCATAAGCTGCTGGGGTTGGCTATGGCGGCGGGGTTTACGGGAGTTGGAGTGCAGCAGAAGGGCACAGGTCGATTTATCCATTTGGACACCCTCAAGAACGGGCTTCGACCAACCGTTTGGTCCTATTGACTTTTTGCTACACTACAACAGTTTATAGTCTTGCCCCAGACTGGTAAGACGCGGCGTTTATAGGAGAAGGCAATGCCTGCGTCGATGACATTTACCAGTTTGCAGTCGGACATCCGCAACTACCTAGAGCGTGGCGGGGCGACTGACCCTATTGTCTTTGAGCAGATCCCCCGGCTCATTACCCTTGCCGAACGCCGGATTGCCCGCGAGCTGAAGATCCAAGGCTTCTTGGCAGTGGTTAATACCACGATGCAGCAAGGGGTATCGGTATACCCGAAGCCTGATCGTTGGCGCGATACCGTTAGCATCAACATCGGTACTGGCGGGCAAAACAATGACCGCACAGCGGTCTACCCACGCTCTTACGAATACGTCAGGGAGTACTGGCCTAATCCTTTGGACGAAAGCCGCCCCAAGTTTTACGCGGATTACAACTACAGCAACTGGATCTTTGCGCCGACGCCTGACGCCGACTACCCCATGGAGGTGTTGTATTACGAACTGCCTCCGCTTTTGGACAACACTAACCAGACTAATTGGCTGACCGAATTCGCCCCGAACCTGTTGTTGTATGGGTCGTTGGTTGAGGCTACGCCGTTTGTGAAGGACGATGAGCGGGTTCAGCTTTGGCAGTCTTATTACGACCGCGCTCTGGCGGCGCTTAATGGCGAGGATCTTCAAAAGATTGTGGATCGGTCTACGAACCGGCGCGAGGCTTAAAGTATGACCCAGACTTACACTCAAACTTTCGGTGGAAACAACATCTATCCCAGCGATGTTTCTTACCGATACGTATCGCTGACCATTAGCCAAGTGCTTGATTGGCCGCTAGAGACTGCGCCAACGAATGACGTTGTAGCGTCCATTATGGATGTCAACGCTGTTGACAGCGATTTGATTTTAGTCATGCCCGATGCCACCGAGGCATCTACCGGCGAAACCGTATTGTTTAATAACGTTGGTGTTCACACTTTTACCGTTGTTGATAAAAACGGCAACACCCTTTGCGCCCCTCAGTCCGGCACCACTTTCCAGATTTACTTAACTAGCAACGCCACAGTTGCCGGTACGTGGAGAGCCTTCCAATACGGGGCATCGGTATCGGCTACGAACGCGGCAGCACTGGCTGGCCTTGGCATTAAAGCGATTGCCACAACGTTAAACCAGTCTACCCCGGTTTCGACCTTTAACAGCAACTACACCGCAAGCATTTCCGACCGCGCTTCTTTGTACGTTTGGACGGGCGGCTCTGGCACTTTCTCTCTTACCTCTGCCGCTGCTTTGGGTAATGACTGGTTTGTGATGGTCCGCAATAACGGGGTCGGAAATCTGACGGTTGACCCAGCGGGCACGGAAACGATCAACGGCGTATCAACGCTAGTTTTAGCGCCCGGCGATAGCGCGATTGTTGTTTCTAGCGGAACCGAATTTTTTACCATTGGCCTTGGGCAAGAAGCCGACTATGCTTTTACCTATATTTCGATTGATATATCCGGCTCTGGCGATTACACCCTAAACTCGGCAGAGCAAAACAAAACGGTTTACAACTTTACCGGTACGCTGACCGGAGATCGGGACATCATTGTTCCTAATACCGTACAGCAGTATTGGGTGGACAACGACACAAGTGGCGCGTATGTGCTTGGCATTCGCACGGCAGGTCAGGGAAGCCCGGGTATTACTGTTGCCCAAGGCGCAAGAGCCATTCTGTACTGCAATGGAACAAACGTTGTTGATGCGGATACCGCTGCCATTTCCCTTCCGCTGACGGTTTCCCAAGGCGGCACCGGGGCAACGACGGCCTCTGGCGCTCGCGTAAATTTGGGCGGAACCTCTATTGGCATTGCGGTATTTACGGCAACCAGTGAGTCTGCCGCTCAAATTGCCCTTGGCCTTGACCCCATTGAGGGCGGGACGTACTGATGCCCCTTACGCCAATTACCGTACGCTCTGAACCCGGTATCAAAAGAGACGGTACTAAGTTTGAGGGCAACAACTACGTTGACGGGCAATGGGTCCGATTTCAGCGTGGCTTGCCGCGTAAGATAGGCGGGTATCGGGTTATTCAACGCACTCTGCAAAACATTGCTCGTGGAATGCGGGTGCATAACCACAACAAGCTGACCTACGTACACGTTGGGAACAAAGACGGCGTTTGGCGCTTTACGGTTAACAATGACAGCGGTATTGCCAGCATACTAGCGGATCGCGGCCCTATTGGTTACGTCAGCAACCCAAATGCGCTGTGGCAATTCGATGCCGCGTACTGCACTGTATGTGATGACATCATGGTCTTAGCGCACGTTGCGCCTAATTTAAATGACCTGACTAGCGATGGCAGCGGTCAACTGTATTACGGATTTCAAAACGACTCTGCGCCGCTAACGTTAATCCCAGATGTGACGGTATCCGGAGGCATCGTAGCCTTAGAGCCGTATGTGTTTGCTTACGGCAGCGGCGGTTTTGTGCAGTGGAGCCGCGCAGGCTATGTCACCGATTGGACTACAGGCGACTCAGGCGCTGCGCGAGTAACCAACCAAAAGATCGTCAAGGGGCTTCCCTTGAGAGCAGGCGCGGGTAATGCTCCTGCCGGGATTTTTTGGTCAATCAACTCGGTCATTCGCGCCACTTACGTAGGCGGTGCGCCGGTCTTCCAGTTCGACACCATTAGCTCGCAGTCGTCAATTTTGTCTTCGCAAAGCGTCATTGAGTACGACGGCATTTACTTTTGGTGCGGCGTAGACC